AGAGCCATCGTCAGGGATGGTCACGGCATGGTAATAATCAGCCTCGGCGCCGGTGTACAGCCTGTTCCAGTCAAGCCTCACCACGCCGGCAATTTTGTTCCTGGCTTCTATTTTAACATAGGGGATTACGGTAGCCTCTTTCTGGGCCGCCAGCAATGTCGATGTCAGGTTGCGCATTTTTCTCTCACACCAGTGCCGCCAGGATATCTGGCAGCGGCTTATTTCCCTTTCGATAATGTGCGGCGAGATGCCGGGCTGCCCCGAGTATCTCCTCCGGGCTGGCTGGCACCCTTTTACTCCGATTTAACGGGGACAGGGCACTCACGGCATCCGCAGCTTGATTCCAATCGACGGTCTGCTCGATATCCAGCAGGCCTTTGAGCACCCGGCCAATACTTCTCCTGTGGTGCGGCAGACGCCAGGTGTCCGGGCGCCCCGGGTCACCGACCATGGCAAATGCTTCGCAAGGTAAACCATCTTTGGTTCGCTTCGTCATGGCTGCCTCGCCTCAGGGGCCATAATCGGTCGCCTTGGAGACTGCGGGGTAGTATGGCTGGTACAGTCTGCTGAGCCTGACGCGGTTTCTCCTGCCCAGGCGCCTCAATTCCTGCCGGAAAAAGTTCAGCCTTTCCCGACCCCAGCCAAGAAACTCTCGGGGCGTCGTGCCCCCGCCGACATTCACCCGGTTGACGGCGAAGATGGCCCACTCGACGGCGGCATAGCCGGCAGCGCCAGCCGCCACCAAGTCCTCGTGCTGGGCAGGGATGGTGGAGCCACTGGCGTCAAGGGTGTGCAGCTTGCCTAGTACACATAGGCATCCGAGCCATCCGGTATCTCCTCGCTCAAAATGGTCAGGGTATCCCCCCACAGCGAAAACCTCTGGTAACGCCTTGGAAATTGGTCTACCGGATACTCAACCGCCATCACCGCTACTCTATCGGAAAGATTTGCTATATCCAGCTCCCGCGAGCCCGAGGCGGTAGCTTTGGTCGCCTTTTGCTCGTAGGGCAGCCGTTCCGATAACTCTTTGACTGCCCGGGCGATATGCCGGTCCAGATCATCATCGTCCCAGCGGTAGTTACTGGCGTCCTCGTCATGGAGATCGCGCCGGACGATGGCCCTCATATCAGTTAGATTCATAGTTGCCTCACCCCCTTCGGCTTTCTTCTTGTTTAGATAGCGGTCTTTCTGACCTCTAATCTTTCCAGCCTAGTGCAGGGCAAACCTTCATCATGGCGGCATATTTCAAGGTCGCAGAAGGAAATCTCCTCATCAGCCCGGCCCTCATTGATGCTGACGGCTTTGCCGCTTGTTTCCCGGGCATAGTCCATAAGCGACTCTGCATCAGCCTGACTGTCAAAGCTCAAATCAATTCTTACGCGATACTTCATCGGTACCTCCATTTCGTTGCCATATAGTTGTGCTGGATTTCAGGCAGTACCAGCGCCCGCCGGTACAGCCTTACCTCACCGAGAAAGCCATACCACCACCGCCCGCTGCCGCCAGTACAACCGAGCCATAATTCATTTGAGGTGGCGTTTATGGTGCCCGTTTTCGACTGCTGCCGGACGAGTTCGCCATTCAGGAAGATTCTGATGGCGTTGCCGTCATAGGTATAGCAGACATGGTGCCAGACCTGGGCTCCCATCTCACTATCATTGATATAGGTACAGTTCCAACCACCCCCAGCGTTCACAAAACCGGAAAGGCGGTCAGACCCGGCCTCGATATCAAGGGTATATTCACCCTCCTTGCGACACACCGTAGAGTTATCAACAAATTCGCTGAATTCCTGCTGGCAGCGCATCCAGCATTCCCAGGTAAGGGCATCTGCCGGTGAGAGCGCGGGGGAGTCGCCACAGCTTATCCTGTCATCCGTACCGTCGAAATAGCGCCCCTTTGGCCGCCACAGGGCGCCGGCCACCGAGCAGGCATGGCCATAGGCATCCGCCGACATGAATGAAGCGCCGTCCAGCTGGTGCAGGGGGAGGTAAAGCGCCAAGCTTGAGTCAAAGACAATGTTCACTTCCAACCTCACGACGCGGCGTATTTTACTCTGACGTAGCTGGAATTTTTTACCTTGGCCCGGCCTTCGTTGGCCTCATTGCACTGGATTACCAGCCTGACCTCAAAAGGCAGGGAATCGAAATTGCTGACCGTCTGGAAGCGGCCGCTCCGTGTTTCTTCAACGTAGCTGGTGCCGATATCGGTCTTGACCACGGCGCTGTGCAGGTCTACCCAGGTGCCACCCCGGTTTCTAGCCTGCCACTTATAGGTGAGGTCAGCCGTGGCCGAAGACACCGCCCGGAAGGCCGCCGTGAGGCCGAACTCGACCTCGATGACCCCACCCAGCGCCGGCGGCCTGACGGTGATACTTTCCACCTCAACATCGGTGTCCGGAGCCGTTGTGTCCACCTCCACCGACCACTGGATGCCATCTGAAGTTAGGTCTCCTTTGGAAAAGGGATATTCCGTGTGCTCGATTACAGCAAGTACCATCTTTCACCTCCTCGAGGGGGAGGGTAGTCCCCTCCCCCGCTGCTTTTTTAATCTTTCACTCCTATCAGCGCCGCTGCCTTGACTGAGCTGAACAGCGCCATTGAGACGTACCACTTGACCCTGGTGCGGGTGGCGTCCTTGCTCTCCATAGAGCCGATAGGCTCCACCGTCAGCCCGCCCGGAACAGTCAGGCCGCAGAGTGCCCACTCGCCGAACTGGACTGCGTAAATGGTGGAGCAGTCGCCACCCGTGGTGCCGGTCTCCACACCACCGCTCACCGCGTGGGTATCCAGAATCCAGTCGTTGACGCCGATGGGAATGCCATCCCAGAGCTGGACGAAGTTGCCCCACTGGTCACGGTCGCTGTCCACCAGGCCGCCGCTGGCCCTGACCAGTGCGTTGATTTTGCGCCGTGAGCGACGGCTCATAATGAGCATGTCCGGCTTGCCGCCTTTGACGGCATCGATGAGCTCATCGAGCATGGAGAGTGTCAGTGTCGCCCCGGTAGCCCCGGCGGCAATGACCTGGTCGCTGGCCGTGGTGGTGTCTATCAGCAATCTGAGGCCATCAAACTGCTTTGAGCCTCCTGAGCTATCGCCGTAGATGAAAATCTCCTCGAATTTATCCTTGACCGCCTTGGCCTTTAGCTCCACCACCGCTGCCTCAAGGTCCTGGATGTTGCTCCGGGTTGTCTTGAGAAAGTTATCCACATCAGCATCTCCGCCCATAATTTTCAGGTTGGCCGTCTTCTGTTCGAAGGTGGGCGTGGACTCCGCCCACGTATCGCCGACGTCGTAAAAATCGACGCCGGGCAGCGTTTTCTCCTGGTTATAGGTCAGCCCGTTGCCCACAATTTCAATGAAGGGCATCTGCTGCAGTATGGGTGATTCCTTAATTATGGTTTCCACCACCCCCTGGAGCAGCATATCGTTGGACAATTTGCTCGCTTCTGCAAGTGTTAAAGCCATTTATCTTTTACCTCCTATTGCGTACTGAATTTTCTCCCGCGGAGACAGAACGGACAGGTCAAGCGGTGCTCGCTGTGGCGCTCCGGCCGGCACTCTGGTCCTCGAGGTTTCCGCTTCGATTCCCTGTTTTACCTTATCGACTAGGGTCCGGGCATTCTGCAAGGATTCATCCACCGATTCGACCGAATCGCCGGTTATGAACTCGGGCGGTATCTCCGGGTGCGCCGCCACCATCAGTTCCCTGTAGCTGGCCACAGCCTGCGCCAGCAGGTCATTGATTTCGGCCATCTTCTGCTCCGATTCGGCCAGGTTCCGCTTTAGCCCGGCAATCTCGGCGTCCCTAGCAGCAAGCGCCGCCTGAAGCTCGCCAATAGCAGCCTCTCTGGCCTCGAGCCTGCCATTGAGCGCCTCTTTTTCCTGCTTCAGGCCTTCAAGCTCCTCTCGAAGTACCTCAAGCTCATCTGTCGGTTCTTTTTCTTCATCAGCCACTGTTATGCCTCCTGCTGATTATTCCTCAACGCCTTCCGCCTGAGCCGCTACAACCCTCTCCCTCTTTTCTTGGCTCACCGGCCTGGCGTTAAGCTGTCGATTCATTTTGAGGATGGTCTCCCTCTCTTCAAGCCATCTCTCGAACTCATTATCCGGGTCTCTGACCCCCAGCATATCCATGGCACGCCTTCGGGAATGAATGCCATTCTGGACGAGTACCTGTTCGTTATTTACCTGACGGCTTATATCCTGAGGCAGGACTGGGTTCCATACCACCAGCAGATGGTTTCTGCCGAAGTCCGCACCACGATACTTTTCCAGCAACCTGAGGATCATTTCATTCCGGCGGTTATAGGCCGCGGTGCGGATGATTCGCTTGCGCCGTATCTTTTGCAGCAACGGGTGAAGCTCAATCTCAAGGGCCACCCCGGACAGGTCCCTCTCCGTACCCCCGAAAGCAGAACGGGGCGATTCGGAAATATCATGCAGGGTACGATATAGCAAGTCAATATAATTTATATGCAGATTAACGCCGCCGCCCTGAAGCAGGTCGAGCAGGTAGGCCTTGGCGTCCTCCGGTATATTCCACACCGCCCCGGGTCTTATAGCGATATCCTCGGACTCCTCCACATTCTCCAGGACGGCGATGGGATTGCCGGACAGTTCCAGTATCCGTGATAGCTGGCTCATCGCCCGGTTCAGCTCACGCTGCGATTCCATAATCTGGGGCAGGTCGGAAACGCCCCAGAATTTCTTGGGCTCACGTAGATTTGGATAGATAACAAAAGGAATAAAACCATATGGATTAGGTTTCTGCTCTATCAATACGTTGTTCAGATACAGCTCAAAGTCCTGCGCTGTCCATACCTCAACCACGGTGGCCTTTTTGTTCCTGGGCTTTATCAGATAGAGAAACTCCGCTTCTTCCGAAGATAATATGTATCTGGAAGCGACGCGCCATATCCTTGAGGTATCATCCCCCAGCCACCAGGCATAAATACCCTGGACATCAGGAGCGGTTATCCTGACCTTCTTTTCCGCCGTATCCCATATGACCTTGTAGCAGGCATCGCCGAGTATGGAGCAGTCTATCTCCGTCTCCAGGTCAAGCTGCTCTAGGTTATTTTCATCATAGACCTCGTACAGGGCTTCCTCCGCCCGCCTGGCTTTATCTCTCGCCTCTTCTGAATCGTCCGCCGCATCGACGGCGAAGTGTACGCCCGACATCAGGTATGAGGTAATCTTATCGATAAATACTTTGGCGTAGTTGAAAACGAGACGCCTTTCCCCTCTTCTCTCCCGGCTCGCCCACTGCTGCCCGTAATAGAAATCCAGAAGCTCTTTGTAATTCTTGGTACGGTCAAGGTCCAGCTTTGCCAGTTGCATGGAAAGCGTCTCATTCAT